GATCATACATGTACTTGTAACCACTATCAAGAACTGCGAATGAAGTTGATGTGATAGAGTTAAAGAAGTTTAGAGTATTTGTTCTCTGCTCGGTTGCTGATAGTGCAGCACCACCAGTTCCGATTTGATTACCTCTGTGAGGAGAAACAAATGCGATACAATCTTTTCTGCCAGCAGCGATAGCAACAACTTTCTGTGCTTTTGAAAGTGTGTCGTTCTCAGCACCCATTGATCCACCCATTAGAACGAAGTCAACTTCGGTCTCTTCGGTGTCAAGGAAAAGATCATATGCTGCGTTTACTTCACCAGGAGTGTAAGCATAGTCATCAGCACCATCAGCAAGATCGGTCTCGTTGTTAGCAACAAGAAGGAACTTATCGCCAGATGCTAGAGTTGATGATGCAACACCAATTGCTTTACCGTTACCAGCAGAAACTGGTTCAATGGTGTTTGCTAGTGCAGCACCGTGGAAAATATATTGTGACTCTTCGTTGAGTACAGTCTTGTAATATACAGATTGTCCTTCTGCTCCTTTACCGTCACTTAGTTTTGAAAGATATGTAAATCTCTCAAGAACGGTATTAGCAGCACCTGAAACATCTCCAGTTGTGTCAATGACAGCAACGTGAAGTTCGTCGTATGAAAGACCTCTTGAGGAAGCATACTCTGAAGTACCAGGGCGAGGACCGATTGTTGCTAGTTTGAGACCAGTTGAACCAATGGTTGTATTGGTGTACCAATCCTTAACGTTGCTGATTGCAATGTTGTCATTGCTTACAGTGTTGATTGTGAGTGTTAAATCCGCAGTAGCACCTGTTCCTAGGTCTGCTGCTGGGCAAGTAACGGTGTCTCCTTGAACGTATCCAACACCACCTTGTGTGATTGCAACGCCTGTTACAGCACCATTAGCATCAATAGAAACATCAACTCTTAGACCTGTTCCTGAACCACCAGTAGGATCTACTGTGTGAACACCATTCTGTGTACCAACACCAGCATATGCACCAGCAGTGACTGCTGATACAACACCATCACCAGGCTCATCAAAGATGTCTGCGGTTGTGATTAGTGATGTTGGGTTGTCTAGGATAACAGCGAGTTCGTTGGTAGCAGCATCCCAGGAATAAATTCTTCCTGCTTTACCACTTACAGTTGCGAATGCGGTGTTGAGTGCGGTTGTTGCTGGAGCAGATGCTAGAGTTAGAATCTGATCAGCACCACGGTCAACTGCAACAACCTTGAGTGAGTTACCCCAGGATCCTGCTGTTCTTGCTGCAAAAACGTTTGCTGCACCAACACCTGCTTCCCACTCTAGATCATTTTTGATTAGAACGCCAGAACCACCAGATGCAGCATTGAGTGCTCCAGTTTCTGCACGTACAACAGCTAGTTGTCCGCCATATCCTAGAAATTCTGATGCTACCATCCAGTCTTCAGCATTCTCTTCTTTTGGCGTACCGAAAATGCTAACGAGTTGCTTCTCGCTGCTGATTGAAACGATTTCACCGATGGGTCCCTTTTGGAAGGACGAAGCGAATGCAGCGGTAAGAGCAGAATCTCCTACGATGACAGCATTAGTTAGGTCGCGTTCCCTGAGAACAACACCAGGCGAGACTTGACTTGCCATGTTTAAACTCCTTTAGAAAATTCCAAATTTATCTAAATCTATTTAGATTTTCCTACGCTTCAAGTGGGGAAACAATGCATGAACAGATTACCAATCGGGATACTCCCACCTCTTACTGTCCGTTTTTCTAGCATTGAGTATTCGTTTTTTCGTGCATTGCTTACATTCGTATGAATACGCTGACACAGAAGTTCTATTTTTTCTGGTTCTATAAAAATCTGTCAGTAGATCTTTTGTTTTTTTGCATGATCTACATTTCCTTTCGGTAAAGATCAGATGGTCTAGTGAAAATTGATCTCCTAAATCCATCAGTAGTTCCACATGTAAGATACTTCTTCTTGTGTCGTTCCATACTCCCAAACGGTGCCGTCTGCGTCCACGAAGGTATCGTCACCCATACCGTCATCAATAAACCCAAAAGGAGCCATGTCTTGCTCAATCTGATTTCTCTGTTCCTCATAGATCCTCCTTCTGATATCCTGGTCAGTCATCTCCTTGAAGTATTCCTGCATGACTAACCATGCAAAGAGAACCATACACATCACAAGGTCATCATGGTATCCTTCATCTGCTTCCCATGCTTGCTTCTTCTGCACAAATGTGGTAAGCTCTTGAAAAATATTAAAGTCGTTGAAGATTAACTTATCTTCTTCAATAATTGCTTTGAGGTTGGCACAACCAATCTTCTTGACGGTCACGCTCATCTTCACACCTAGTTGTGTTTTGTTTCCTGAGAATCCTTGTCCGACGATCTGACCCGCTCTGCCTCGCATAGCACACATAAGGACGTTAGGATACTCAAGATCGTAATTGAGAGTTGCAGCAATACTATCTCCAATATCATTGACTTCTACCAAAACGTAAGGGTTATTATATTCTTTGCAGACTTGAAAAATTACTGAGGGAAACAGTACAGGTTTAATCTCATTATTTCTGTACTTCGCAACGATCTTATACGGCATCGTGGTGATATCAAACACGATGAAAGCACTGTAGTCACCACCGATACCTCTGGCAACGTCAACAGTAACAATGTATTCGTGATCCTTTTGCACTCTCTCATACACGTCAAGTCCTGCATTGCTCGCTATGGGATCGTGGAATGGGATGTTCTGTAGTTTGGATGGACTGATAAGTGTATCAGCAGATCCTAGGAAGTCACACTCAAACTCTTGAGAGAACTGCCGTGGAGATGTGTTCTTGATTGTCTCTTCTTTCCACTTGGCATCCCTTCCTGGGACCTGCGACCAGTGGACTTCATTAGTAACATAATCATTCTTACCTCTCCTAGCATCTTCCCACATCTTGTAGAAGTGGTTCATGCCATTCGGCGTGGAAATGATTATGACTTTTGTGCTTTTACCAGAAGTAATAGTAGGATAAACAGAGGCAAAGAATTGCTCAGCAACGTGATTTGGGACGAACGCGAACTCGTCCAGAAAGAGGATGTTAAACGACATACCTCGGACAGCACTTGCAGACGTAGAAGCTGCCAATATCTTACTGCCATTTTCTAACTCCACATTACCTTTGTTCCAAACCAGGATACCATGCTGCATCCACTTTGGTAGATTTTCGTAAGCAAGTTGTAATCTTCCTAAGAGTTCACGAGCGGTACTAGCTTTGTTAGCAAGAATACCAATGTTAACACTATCGTAGAAGATAGCATAATAAAGAAGATAGGCAACAACGGTGGTTGACTTGCCAGTCTGTCTAGGAAGTTTTGCAATGTTGAATCTATTCTCATGGAAGTCACGTAGAATTTCCTTTTGAAAATCATACATCTTGAAAGGCACTAGACCTTCATCAAGAGAGATGATCTGAATATAATTCATAGCAAAATAGATAGGATCATTTTTACATTTGATCCATTCATCAATTTGCTTCTTTGTAAACTGAATTGGAGTTCCCGCCTTCTTCAGGTTCGGGTTACCCAAATATACATCACTATTAGTTGCCACGAAAATCAGTCCACTACTGGACTATTTATTTTAAGATTATTCGTTATAAAAATCTTCCATTTTTTTCTTATCTTCTGGAAAATCTTTTTCAATGACTTCCAATCTTTTTGCCCAGGTGTCTCCACCATCAGATCCTCTCTTGGGATTGATGCACTGGTGGTTTCCTAGTTTATTACAAACGAGTCCAGCAAGGTCCAATTCATTTCCTTTCTTACCTGTGCCAGACCAGTAGTGTTGTCCGTTAATCCAGACAGCACCACACTTCGGACATTCCGCTCTACTCACAGATAGATCGGACAGTTCTTTATCGTTCATTTGTTGAGTTCCTGTAGCATTTTTTCAATGTTCGCGGTGTCTTTAGAAAGTTGACGGTGTAGTTTTCTACGCATCATTTCCATTCTAAATCTAATCCACGCAAAACGTAACTGGAGATCAACATAAGCAAAAAACCTCATCGTTGCTTCAACCCCGCCAACGGCAAAGAGGATTAAAACAAAGACGAGGATCATGTAAGTTCCGTACATCATGTGTTACATCCAGCTACACTTAGTATAGTGTATCTAGGAAAAAATAGTGTAAATTTATATTACGATTTTATAAGTGTCTCTTTACATAAACATTACAACTTTATAATATACTGGTTACTTTTAGAGAGATCCATTGGCACGTCTGATTTCTCTGAGTTCTTCAAAGTCTTTTTTCTTGGTTCCGCCATCGTAACTCCAAGCGTAACCTTCTGTAATCATTTGCTCATTGAGTGAAATTTCTGCATCTCCAATGTAGAGCCACCCGAGAAGACGCCCATACTTGCCCATACCGCCAACAAGCTCAGTACGGATAACAAGATCATCGTCGCCACTGATAGCACCCTCAAGCTTGTCCTTAAGCCAGTTGGTGGCATCGTATCCCAATACTTTTTCTTCAGCGTCCTTAGTTCGTTTTTCTGGTGTGTCCACTCCTGCCACTCGGACCCTTTCTTTTTTATAAAGGTCAAATCCAAGATCAATCGTGACATCAATTGTGTCCCCATCAACTACTCTATTAATCTTTATCACTCGGAAGTTGTAACAACTCTTCCGACTCGGGGGTGTCATTGCTCCCATGAGATTCACGTTCATCAATTCCTAATATATATGCCACGATATAAAAAACCCCCGCTAGGAGCAGTATGATACTAAAGATCACACTCCAAACGGGGTCGTTAATATCATTCAGTGGGCGGAGTAGGAGGTTCATGACGACTAAAGGGTTCCCAATGTTCCCATCCGTATTTATGAACTGCCCACATACCTAAAATTGGAACAAAGACTAGGGCAAAAGACATTACTGCTAGAGCAAATGGATTCTCCATAGTATGTCTAACGAATAATTGTACGTGATGCATCATGCTGGATAATCCCACTTAGCTAGTCTTTCGGTTTTATGCTGCGGACCCCAAGTGCCAGGATGATAAATGAAAGGAGTAGTCCGAATCGGACAAGTGTTACCAGTACATAGAAGGTCATCTACAATTCTCCACGATTCCATTACCTCATCTGCATGTACAAAGTGTGACTGATCACCATTGATAGCATCATACAAAAGTTTTTCGTATCCATCAACTGCTCTGTCCTGGGGATAAGCGTGTGTCAATGTTGCAACTTCTAGATCATCATTTAATCCAGGTGCTTTGATATCCATACGGATATCAAGATGAGGATTAGGCTGTAAACGCATAACGATACGATCATTTACTTCGCCCTCGTATAATTTAAGCGGAGGTACTTTTAATTTAATAACAACTTCTACACATCCATAAGGCATACACTTGCCAGTCATAAAGCGAAAAGGAACTCCCTCCCAACGCCAGTTATCACAGTATAAAGTACCAGCAACATAGGTAGGAGTACCGCTGTTAGGATCAACGCCCTCCTCATCACGATAACCAATGTATTGTCCAAAGATCGTATCCTCCTTTAAACGAGTGGCAGCAAGAACTTTCGTTTTTTCGCGGCGAACTTCTCTTGCATCCATCTTGCAAGGAGGTTCCATGGCAATCAGGGAAAACACCTGTAAGATATGATTCTGTAGCATATCGCGTACAGCACCAGCAGTCTCATAGTATTGAGCACGACCATCACATCCGAATGTCTCAGTCGCAAAGATCTGAACCTCTTCTATGTACTGGCGATTCCAGAGTGGCTCCAATAATATATTGCTAAAGCGAGTGGCAAGAATATTATTAACAGTATCTTTACCGAGATAATGGTCAATGCGATAGACTTGTTTTTCGCGTAGATTTCGCTCCACCACAGACTGTAGAGCACTAGCAGATTTAAGATCGTACCCAAAGGGTTTTTCAATAACAATACGGGATCTTTCTGAATCGTTGAGTCTTCCTGCTTCTTTGAGATTGATGATAGCATTCTCATATCTTTCTGGGGGTACAGATAAAAAATAGGTGTTATCGTGTAGATAATCGGGAAGATGTGATAAAGTATCTGGATTGTCTAGATCTACCGAAACGTAATCTAGTTGACGTAGGAATTCTTCTGGATAATCGCCAAGAGATTCTTTCCAAAATCTTGCTCCAGGATCTCTTCTAGAGCAACCAGTAATTAAAAAATTATGTGGTAAAAGATCTTTCCTCCATAGTTTGTATAATGCTGGGATTAGTTTCTTCTTACAAAGGTCTCCCGTTGCTCCGAAGATAACAATTCCTTTAGTGAGCAGTTCCGTTTCCATCGTAGTCGTCGCTGTCGTAGTATTGAGTTTCACCTTTATATGCTCCAAACCAGATGGTGGCACATACAAAGGGTATTGAGATCCATAGTAGCGCATTACCTAACATGATGACCACCAAACATAAATCTCATTCCATTTAGAATCTTGGATGCGAAAGCGCCAAGATTGCGCGAATTAAAACGTTCATACAACGCAGTGCTGATGACAGGAGCGGGTACGCCAAGATCCACAGCAGCATGGACAGTCCAACGACCTTCGCCAGAGTCGCTGACCCCCCCACCGAAATTATTAAGGTTGTTATTGCTCCGTAGAACATCAGCGGTAAGATCAAGTAACCAAGACCCAACCACAGAACCACGACGCCATAACTCAGCCACCTCAGCACAGTCAATGTCATAGCAATAATCGGCAGGGTTGTCCATTGGGGCAACTTCTGCATCTCCTTCTTTGACATACTTAGAACCAGCGTTTGCTTCATGGAGAATGTTGAAACCTTCGGCATATGCTTGCATTATACCGTATTCAATCCCGTTGTGGACCATCTTTACAAAGTGACCTGCACCAGGACCACCGCAATGTAACCAACCATATTCTGCACTGGTCTCGCGACTTAAAGGATTAGTGCGAGGGGCAGCCCCGATACCTGGGGCGAGTGCTCTAAAGATAGGCGCACAAGTGGCGACCGCAGTATTTCCGCCACCAACCATAAGACAGTATCCACGCTCCAAGCCATAAACACCACCACTAGTACCACAGTCAATATATTGGATGCCCAACTTAGCAAGCCTTTCTGCCCTCTTGCGAGTGTCCTTAAAATTGGAATTGCCATGATCAATAATAATATCACCCTCCACACAAAATTGTAGTAAGTCATTGATTGTGTCCTCTACTGTTTCTGCTGGTACAACCATCATGAAGACACCAGGGGTTTCTCCAGTGGTTTTGTTTGAATGTACTACTTGAACAAGGCTTTCCACAGAAGCGGCACATCCACTGATATAACCCTTTTCATATTGTTCTTCAGCTTTTGCATAGTTGTTTCTGTAACCCCATACTTCGTGTCCTGCTTTGATTAGGCGGCGGGACATGCCTTCTCCCATGCGACCTAATCCAATAATACCTACTTTCATTTTTCTTTAAATAATTCTTCTATTTGTTTACGGGCATCTGCCATTTTTTTATTCTCGCGTTCAGCATGTTTGTATCCATGCTTGCCCGTTATGATAAAATGACCTTGACATATCATAGTTATGCCAAATAAGAACAGGGTGATTACCCCCGCCCATTCTACAATGTGATATTGAGCCATGGCAAAACAGGGGGAATCACTCCGATAAGTCTGAGCAGACCCTCAGCAAAAAGTGCAAGAACAACCCAACCAACACACATACTAATAATTGAAGCATTACGATTATGTTTGCGTATTGCAGCATCAATCATCTCCTGCACTCTTTCTTCTGTTATTCTTTCGGGAGGTTCTACATCCTTTCCCCAGTTCTTAAACATCAAATCATCTCCATTGCTTTTTGTAATTCATGAGCGTGGGTTAATTCATCATTCAAGATCTCAAGAATCTTGTCATCATGTCCGTTCAAAGCGAGATACTTTGCATATGTCGTAGCGGCATGAACCTCTACTTCATAGGACAAATGGTAAGCAGCGCGAGGAGCCACCCAATAATAAACCACGTTGCTCCAATAGTAGATAAGAACGAGGTGTTTGGCAACAAAGCGATCAATAAAATAAAGATTACCGCCCCGACTTTCCATGTATTCCAGATGCTCTGTTTCATTGATGGATTGTGCAAAGTGCTCTTTCATCAAATATAGATGCTCAGGACCACGAAGTCCCATGCTCTCACGAAAATGTAATACGCTTAAGAACGCAAAATAGGGTGCCCGAGCGATTTCCTCAAGCACCCAAAAACGTTGATAGTCTCTACCTCTATAAAGATAGTCAATAATTGCAATGGTGATTTCTAGTACAACAACGTTGAACTTTTTCATCACTCAACATGCACAGTACCAATCATGCCAGCACCTTTGTGAGGACCACACCAGTAAGTATAGTCACCTGCCTCTGGGAAGGTTACATCAAACTCCTCACCTGGCATCATTGCGAGACCTTCATGTGAGATTTCTGGATGATCTTCTACAACCACATTATGTGGAGGTAGCATGTTGTTTACAAAATGAACAGATTCTCCTGCTGCAATAGTAACCTCTGCGGGTTCAAATACTAAATTGCCACCAAATCCCATTTGAACGTCAACTGCCCATGCAGGTGCTGCTAGGAATAGTGTTGCGAGAAGTGCAAAAAGAAACTTCATATAACTTATACAACTATGTTATCTAGGAGGATCCTCCTTCCCAGGAAACAGTTGAAGCCCTTTGTAACGTGAATTTGTTTTGACTTCCTGACTTATCATCTCGCCAAGTTCGTCAGCACATTGGCACCAGATCTGTCTCGCCTCTGGCGCACCTAATGCTTTTTTTCTTTCAGGCGAAACCACTCCCTCCATAATGCGGCACACTCATCTGATTTTTTCTGGAGATGCGGTTCTCTGTACACTATCCTACGTTGTTCTCTTCTTCGTAATATGAAAGTTTGTCAATAAGTTTCTCATACTCTTCCCACATGTATTCAGAACCAGTCTCTTCCTGGTAATTTCTACACGCACGAATAAGTCTTGTGATGTCGTCGGAATTGAATTTCATCATAGTAAAAAATACTCTTTATAATTATAAAGTCAGAGGGGTAAATATGTTAAACCTTCAATATTTCCTAAAGATTCACTACAAAAAGTGTTGAAAGATAGACTAATTCTTTCTTTTGTGGATTTATTTTGTGGAA